GACCGTCGCGCTCCACGAACTCGCACTCGCACAGGGCTCGCGCGACCGGCAGGCCTTCGCCCGACGCTGGGTCGCAACCAAGCGCCGGGCTTGGGCCTCGGAAGGATCACTCCCTCTGACATCACCGAACCAGACAGGAGGTGATCGCCTGGAGAACGGTACCCGCTGACAAGGGAGCATCGCCGCCAGGGTCGGTGTAGACCCCAGGGGGAACGTCCCGCCAGAGCATGGGACTCTAGGGAGGAAGAGGCCTCCCCGTGGCGGGCGTCCAGGCCGACAGCGGACGCGGGCAAGGTCACTTCCAAACGACCGGCGCACCGCGCGTCTGGACGATCCCCTGGCCCAGAGGCATCAGGCCCACGCGAGCTTGCCCCACCAGCGCCAGCGCTCGTCGTCGCTCGACTGCGCTGGCCGTAAGTGCCTATCCCAGAGCTAGAAGGGTCGCCCTATGTCGAAACACGAACTGGACGAGTACGACAAGCGCAAGATCGAGATCGGAGTCACGAGCATCCCTCGCGGCACCGAACCCGCGATCGAGCGCTGCGCCCACATGCTCCGCGAGTCCATGCGCACCACGAGCAGGACAGCGAGCAAGGGCTACCTCGGAGCAGCGAAGTGGTTCGCCTGGGCCGCCCAAAAGGAGAAGTGATGGCAACGACCAGGCCTCGCACGAGGCGCAAGACAGCAGCCGTCGAGGACGGCACCGAGGACGGCGTCGAGCTGCAGCCTGCAGCCGCAGGCAACGGCGGCAACGGGCACGACGCGCTGCTCACCGCAGCCGACCTGTTCGGCAACTTCGAGATGCCCTACGCGGTCACCGTCACGATCGCGGGCGTGAAGACCTACTTCTTCTCCAGACCCGACATGGACGAGTGGGAGAAGAAGGAGAACAGCGCGCCGGGCTCGCGCGCGCGCAAGGAGACAGACCCCGAGTCGCTCGTGTGGCGGCTCGACAACTACTGCCTCGCGTTCCCGTCGACGCAGATCAAGACGGCGCTGATGGCGGCCGGGCGCTACTCGCCCGACCCGTCCAAGTCGGGGAGGCGCACCGCCGCCCCGTTCATCGCCGAGTCGTTCGGGGTCGCCGAGGACTCGATCGGCTTCCACGACGCCGACGGCGAAGAGGTCGAGGAGTGGGACGAGGTCGACGTCCGGATCGTGCGCTACGCCAACGGCCGCTTCGGGCCCCGGCGCAGGCCGATCTTCCACCCGGGCTGGAGAGCCACGTTCAACCTCCAGATCCTGGTGCCGGAGCTGATCAGCCCCGGCGACGTGCTGATCCTCGTGAACCGCGCCGGGATGGTGCGCGGCATCGGAGACAACACCAAGTTCGGTGCCGGGCGGTTCGTCGTCGAGTCCTTCTCCGAGCCGTACATCGCGAGCTGGTAGGGGCGTAGGACGGCAGGCCGAGAGGACGTGGAGTCGGTGGGACGGACAGAAAGGAGGCGAGGCTCGGTGGGCGGGCCGAAGGCTGGGGGCGATGGTCTGGCGGAAGGGCGGCTGGCGGGCTGGCGGGGTGGCGTTCGACGCTCGGGGCTCGAAAGGGCCCCGGGCGTGGGACGGCTCGACGGGCCGTTGGCCGAACGGAGGGTTTGGAACCGAGGACGGAACGATAGAGCGGCTGGTGGGCGGCTGGTGGGGTTGGCGGCAGGACGGCAGGTTGCGCTGGGAGGGGAGTCGGCGGGTGGGGTGGACGGGGCCTTTGGAAGGGTGGTCGGCGGGTCGGACTGCTGGAAGGTTTCCTGCTCGGCATGGCAGGAGCACGACGCTCGGGGCAGCAGTGCCCCGGGCGTGGCGCTCTGGCGAGGTTGGTACGAAGGGCGGTCAGAGGGCTCGGTGGGTGGAGTGGGTGGACGGGCTGGGAGGCCGGGCGGCTCGACGGCTGGGCTCCATGGGCGAACGGCAGGCCGAGAGGAATGGAGGACGGCGGGCTGGCTGGTGGGCCGGGCCCCAGGGAGGAAGGCGGGCTGGATGGTGGCGTGGGAGGTAACGAGGATGGGGGCAAGGGCGGCAAAGCCGGATGGGACAACGGTCGGGAGGATCGGTGGCGGGGTGGCTGGGAGTGAGTGAGCAGCTCGGTGCGGCGCTGGTCGAGCTGCTCACTCCGCTCGTGCGCGGACTCGTCGTCGACGAGGTCGAACGCCAGCAGGTCGCGCAGCGCTGGCTGCCGGTGAGCGAAGCGGCCCGCCGCTACGACATGAGCGAGAACACGATCCGCAGGCGAGTGGCCCGCGGAACGATGCCCGGGGTCAAAGTCGAGGGCCGCGTGTTCGTCGACGCGGTCGCCTGGGAGCGGGAACTGGAGGAGCGGCTACAATGACCTTTCACTCAAATGAGAGAAATGTGCCCCGGCGGTCGGCAAACCCCGGGGCGCGGACACGAGAAAGGATGGTTCCCATGTCAGCAGTAGCTTACGACAGGCCGCGCGGCCGGATCCCGGGGAAGCCCAGGCTCGGCTACGTCAAGCAGGCCGACGGCTCGATCCACTACACGTTCACCACCAAGAAGCGCGGCGAGACGCGGCAGGAGACGTGGAAGGTCGACGAGGCCGAGGCGTTCCGCCTCTACGACGTCGCGGTCGGAAAGGACGCCGACGGCGAGATCGTCGTGGCGAAGGGCTCGATCACGCTCGCCGACGTGATCAGCCTCCATCTCACCCAGACCGAGGCGAAGGTCGGCAAGACCCGCACCGACGGCACCTACGTCAAGGAGGAGCTGCACTGCCGCCGCTACATCGAGCCGTTCTTCCGCGGCACGACACGGTTCGCCTCGATCGGCGAGGAGGACATCGAGGACTTCCTCCAGTACCTGCGCTTCGACAAGGAGCTGTCGCACTGGTACGTCCACAAGATCCTGCAGACCGTGAAGAACCTGTACAAGGTGGCGCTGCGGAAGCAGTGGATCAACCGCAACCCCGTCCCGCTGGTCGACAAGGACTGGGTGCCGCCGAGGGAGCCCCTGCGCGAGGCGACGATCGTGACCCCGTCCGGGTTCGCGAGGATGATCGCGCACGTCAACCCGCTGTACCTGAACGCGCTGATCGTGCTCGCCTGCACCGGCCTGCGGATCAGCGAGCTGTGCGGGCTGCGCTGGGAGTTCGTCGACCTGGAGCTGAAGCGGCTCTACGTCGAAGAGCAGCTCGCCTACCGGCGGGTGAAGGACGAGAACGGGTTCGTGCTCCGGCGCGGCGACGGCAAGGCGGTGCGCGAGCGCTACCAGGATCAGCCGAAGGGTGCTCGCGGCCGGGGCAGGACGCGCTCGCGGCGGCCGGTGCGTCTGCTCCCGCTCGCGCTCGCGGCGCTGGAGCGGCAGCTCTTCATCGAGCAGCAGAAGGGCTTCGGCCGCCCGCAGGACTTCGTCTTCACGACGAGCGACGGGTTCCGCAAGGCCGGGCTGAAGGCCGCCTCCGGGATCTTCTCGGGCAAGGCGTTCGACCAGCACAGCCTGCGCACGCGCGGGGTCACGGCGGCGGGCAAGCTGGCCGGGCTCGGCCACGTCCTGCCGCACGATCTGCGGCACACGACGGCGAGCATGCTGCACAAGGCGGGGATCTCCGACGCGACCGCGGCGCGCATGCTCGGCCACACCACCACCCAGTACCGCGACACCTACGTTCACGTCGTCGACCTCGACGCGGAGTTCGAGGCGCTCGACGCGGCGCTGACCGGGCTCGGGTTCGGCGTCGACCTCAACGCCACGGTCGAGGAGATCGAGGACGAGGAGGTGGCCGCGTGAGGAAATACCGCCAGCACGTCAAACATCCGAAGCACGCGAAATACGACATCAAGCGGGGGCGGCACAAGAAGCGCGCCTCCCGCGAGGAGCGGGTATGGAACCAGGAGCATCTGGTGCCCGACCGGCCGTGCTGGATGGATCTGGAGACGTATCGCAAGCTCGCGCGGCTGCGCGAGACGCTGTAGGCGGCGGGCCCTTCGGGGCCCGTTTGCGTTCCCAGCCCTCGGCTTATAGGCTCCCACCTTCTCTAGTTAGGAAGGAGGGAACTTGAATAACGAAGCAGTGCGGCATCTCACCTTGGCCCGAGGGTTCCTGGACAAGGGCGAGAGCTTCTACCACAAGGCCGCCGAGGAGATCGTGGCGGCGCAGCAAGCCGATCCCAGCCTCACGAATGTCGAGATCGGCGAATGGTTCGGACGCGGCAGAGACTGGGTACGCACGCTCGTTACCTGGCACACAAGCGGCGATCGCGATCGCGCTCCGTTCGCGGGCAAGAGCGAGGTCAAGGACACTTCCAAGACAAGGGTGCTCCTGCGCGAGGCTCCGATGGAGCAGGTCGAGCGGATCCTCGACGAGCTGCCGCCGGAGCGGGTGCAGCAGATCGCTGCCGCCGCCGGGCACAGCTACCACCGAGCCCGGGTCGAGTACGACGAGTCCGAGCGGAACATGACCCCGGCGCAGCGCTCCCAGCGCGAGGCCGAGGTCGACGAGATGCTGAAGCCGGTGCGGCAGGCCACGGCCGGGTTCGCCACGCTCGGGATCATCGGACACCTGGAGCAGGCCCACGAGGAGATCCACGAGCTGGTCGCCGACGGGTCGCTGACCAAGAAACTCGTCCGCCAGATCGACCGGGCCCTGCAGACGATCGAAGCAGAGATGCAGGTCGCCCGCGGGCTCGTCGGGATCGAGGAGGAGTAGTGAACCCCCGCCTCGGGGGGCAGCTCACGATGGAAGAGATCAAGGCGATCTACGAGAGGAAGCGATCCATGCGACCGAGATGGGAAGTCCTCGAAGAAGTCCTGATCGACCACGACACCGAACGGTTCACGAACCACACCATCGCCGACTGGCTCAGCATCTCCAACGTGGAGGCCTCCGGCTACATCCAGGCCTACCTCGACAACCAGCGGCGGGAGAAGTCGGGGACGCTGTTCGTGCTCAAGCGGGAGGGCCGGACGAGCAACGCCGTCTGGTCGGTCGGTGAGCGCGCGACCGACATGCGCATCCTCGGCAACACGCTCCACAGCGACGTGACCCGGAAGGTGAAGCGGGCGTTCGAGCCCGACCTCGCCCGCCTCGGGGCGCGCAACCCTCGGCTGCGCAAGCGGGCCGAGCGCAAGATCCAGCGGGTCGTCGGCAACGCGCTCGTGTACCTGAAGGACATGATCAACGACCTGCACGACGACGACGACGGGGAGTGACCCCGGGCACGCCGACGCGGAGGGCCCCTTCGGGGGCCCTCTCTCGTCTCCGGGTGACACGCGGGTGACAGGAACCTCCTCGAACCTGCCGCGCAGGCTCGAGATTTGGCTCTGCTGCTGGGCTCCCCGCGGAATGCCCCTTCACCCACCAGGTGTAACCCGGGCCGTCGAGGGTGGTCGCTCCCGCTCAACCAAGCCGAAACCTGGGTTCAGCGAGTCGCCCGGCGACCCTCAAACCCGGAGGCTGGGTAACACGCGGGTGACACGCCGACGGGGCCCGAAGGCCCCGCCGACGCTCCAGTAGGCGCTCCCGAAGGAGCGACTACCCCGGAGCGCTATCAGCGCCCGAGGCTCCGCGAGCGTACCCGGATTCGTGCCGACCGCGAGGCAGCACCCTCAGAGCCCGACGTGGAGATGGTTGTAGTGGTTGCCGCCGATCATCGAGTTGAAGATGATCTGCTTCCCGTTGATGTTGAACAGGCCGCCCGTCTGACGCCGGGCCACCTTCGGATCCATCCCCGCCGTGATCAGCGCCGCCCGGCCCAGGTTGGTGAGCGCGGCCCCGCTCGCGGGGATGTCGGCAGCGTCCCCCGTCCAGTGCCGCGACTGCCGGTGGGTGCCGACGACGAACTGGTTGTGGTTCGTCCCTGTCCCGATCTCCAACGCCCTGCCGTACGTCCCGGCGATCTGGCGGACGAAGTCGACGACGGCCGGGTGGATCGCGACCCCAGCGCGGTTGGCGTTCGGCGAGATCGTGACCTTGCCCATTCCCGACAGCGGGACGAACGGCTTGCTGACCGGGGGGACGGTGGGGACGGGCGAAGCTGCGCGAGGGCCGCCTGAGGCGGGCAGACTCGGACGACCCTCGTTCGCGATCATCGCGTCGACCAGGTTCCTGACCTGGACGGTCGGGTCGAGCCCGACGTTGCGCATGATCACGTCGTCGAACGACGGCATCTTGAGCGGCTGCGCGCGCGGCACCGCCGAAGCGAGCGTCCGCACCGCCGGAGCTGGAGCTGCTGCTGCTGTGGCCGTGACCGAGCGCCGCGAGCTGACGCCCGGATCGCCGCCGAGATCGCGCAGGAAGCCGCTCACGTTCTGCACCCAGTTCGAGTTCAGCCCGCCCGGATCGTTCGACGCGCCCTCCGGGGCCCACTTCTGCCCGATCGAGGCGACCGTGTTGCGGCCCTCGTTCAGGTAGCCGGAGCGCAGGCCCTGGGTGATCGTCGAGATCGCGTCCTCCCACGAGCCGAAGCTCTTGCCGGGCCCCCAGCCCCAGGCGTTGTGTGCGCCGAGAGTGTGCTGGCCGAAGCCCGACTCCGCGCCGGAGATCGCGACCGGCAGCAGCGGGTCGACGCCGTACTTCTGCCCGGCGGCGACGAACACGTTGCCGAGCCCGGCGAGCGGGCTCGCCCGGCCGCTCAGGAACTTGTCGATGAGCGCGGCCTGGTCAGCCACTGGAGGCGTAGTCCTTCTTGGCCTTGGAGACGGCCTTCCGGTAGCTCACGAGCGGGGCGAGGATGCCGGGCACGCCGTACTGCGTGTTGCCGTACAGGAACGCGTCGACGTACAGGCCCATCGAGGTGTCGGGCAGCGTCGAGGGCTGGGGGATCGAAGCGCCTGGAAGGTAGCGCCGGTAGAGCGCGTACACCACCTCGGCGCGCTGACGGTCGGTGAGCGTCGGCTTGGTCTGGCCCTCCTTCTTCGGGTACCAGCCCGTGCTTCCGGCGATGTCCTTCTCCTTCAGCGCCACCAGGTCTTCGTAGGCCTGCTGAACGAACAGCGCGTGGCGCACGCTCTGCGGGATCTGGCTGGTCTGAACCCCGGCGCGCTTGGCCGTCGCGGCGATCTTGTCCTGCGTCTTCTGGGCCGTGGTCTTCTGGTTCTGCTGGGTCTGGAAGGCGTGCAGGCGGACGAGGCTGACGTCCTGGGGCAGGAAGCGGGTGAACTTGCGGGTGGTGACGTCGAGCGGGCCGCGGTCGGTGTAGACCTTCGAGCGCTTCGACGGGTCGAGGAGCTGGCGGCCGTACTGGCCGAACGGGACGAAGTTGAGCGCGTTGTCGATGAGCGCGTCCCGGCCGCCAGTCGCCTGCCCGTAGTCGTTCATGCCCGTGGCGAGCTGGATGCCTCCGGCGATGAACGGCTGCAAGAAGTCGGACAGCTTCGTGCCCGCGGCCAGGTTGTGGTTCTGGGCGACCGACTGGATGTTCGAGATCAGCGTGTCGATCGTCGTCGCGGCCTGCGACGTCGGGGAGAACTGCATCACGTTCATCACCCGGGCGAGCCCGCCCTTGGCCTCGCCGAGCGGGATCAGGTCGCGGTAGTTGAGCGGAACGTCGCCCATGATCGCCTTGCGGCGCTGCTCCTCCGCGTAGCCGAGCTGCGCCGAGATCCCCGTCGCGAGCGGGTACTCGCGCGCGTAGTAGAACGGCCACGCCGTCGCGCCGCGGATCCACGGCCAGATGAACAGGAAGCGGGTCAGGTGCAGCCGCTCCCAGTCGGCGAGGCGGTCGAAGTTGACCATGATCTCGGTGGCGCGGTTGCCGATGATCTCGCGGTTGCGCAGGTCGCGCGGCGTCTCGCCGCGCAGCAGCGCCTTCTGCTTCTCGGCGGTGTCGTAGCCCATCCGCTTGGCCTCGTAGATCCAGGCGGCGATGCGCGGCATCTTGTCCGGGGCCGCCGTGATCCGGCGCAGCGCCGCCTCCTCCTTCGAGCGGAAATAGTGGCTGAGCTGCCCGCCCCGGCCGTACTGGGCGGCGGCGAGCGCGGGCAGCTCGCCCGTCTCGACCGCGACCAGGGTCGCCAGGTCGGAGTCGGAGTGCATCATCTTCGCCGCCTTGAGCAGGTTCTGGGCCGCGAGCGGGCCCTGCTGGGCGAGCAGGAAGAAGCTGTTGCCGATGAAATTGATGGGGATATAGCTGGGATTGGTGTAAATCATGCTCCAGCGCGCGATCGTGTTGGTGATGTCCCAGCCCTTGCCGAGGATGTTCGAGGGGCCGCGCATCTGGCGGAAGAGCTGTTGGACGTGGTTCTTGTCGACGACGTAGATGTTCAGCTTCAGCCGCGCCTCGGCGAGGGCGCGCTCCGGGTCGCCGCTCTCGCGCGCGTACGCCTCCAGCTCCTGGCGGAACTCGCCGCCGTCCTTGAACAGGTTGTCGGCGTAGTCCTTGAGCGTGGCTTCGAGCACCTCCGGGTCGCGGCCCTCCAGGGCGGTCATCACCTTCTGGACGTCGGCGGTCGAGCCGGTGGTCGCCGCCTTCAGGGAGGCGCGCTGAAGCTGCGGCAGCGGCGTCCCGTCCATGACCAAGACCATGTTGTCGGTGATGGGCTCGTCGGGCCGGAGCTTGCGCCCGACGTCCTTCAGCCGGTCGCTCAGCTCCTTCACGAACGCGAACGCCTGCGCGTTGTTCCAGGCCTCGAACACCACCTTCGGGTCGGCGTGCAGGTCGCCGTTCTGCCAGCGCAGAAGCTGGTTGCGGACGTTCAGGTTCAGGTACGACTGGTCAGGCTTGCCGACCGTCTGCCCGGTGAGCGCCTTCGCGGGACGGTCGAAGATCCGCATCTTCTGCCCAGCGACCGAGCCGTGGTGGACATAGGTTGCGGTGCCGCGGGCGAAGTCGTCGGGGATCAGGCCCTGCTCGGCGAGAAAGTCGGCCATCAGGTCGACGCGCTGGGAGAACACCTCGTCGTAGCGGCTGCCGAAGATCGAGCGCAGGATCTCGTCGCGCCGAGCCTGGAGCTGGTTGAGCGAGCCGAGCGCGCCCTCGAAGCCGGGGTCGTCCGGGTTGGCGAGCGCGTCCTCGATCGCCATCACGCGCTGGCGCAGGCCGGTGGTGCGGTCGACGGCCGCCTGCGTCTCCTGGGCGACGACGTCCATGAGCTGCGAGTAGGTCGCGAGCACGGCGTCCTTCTCCGCTTCCGGGGCCGAGTCGAAGTCGCCGTACTTCTCGTCGATCGCCTTGCGCTGCCCGTCGAGCTTCTCCTGCAGGCCGACGCGGGAGCGGCGGTAGTCGCGCATCGCGCCGCGCCGCCGCAGCGCCGCCAGCTCGTTCGAGGAGTACTCCCACAAAGTGTGGGCCTGTGTCGCGCGCAGCTCGTGCGGGATCGACGTCATCATCCCCGCGACCCGAAACACGTTGTCGTCGTTGTAGGTGCCGAACAGCCGGTCGAAGACGGCGCGCACCGGCTCGGGCATCGGGCCGAGCCTGGCCTCCGCGCCGTAGATCGAGCGCATCCACGCCTTCATGTGCGCGAACGTGTCGACCAGCTCGGGCGTGGGCCCACGGCCCTCCATGAAGTAGCGCTCAGCCATGCGAGCGAAGCGCTCGTGGTCGGCTCTGTCCCACTCGGCGAGCGGCTTGCCGAAGAAGGCCTCGACGTCGGCCCACTCCTTCGGGTACGCGCGGCTGATCTCGTTGACGCCGTGGCCGTACAGCTCGTGCAGCAGCGTCGAGACGTCGGCCTGCTTGGTGAGGTAGAGGATGCGCCCGCCCTCGGGCGTGTTCAGGAACTGAACCGCGCCGAGCAGATCGCCCTTGCGGCTCTGGGCAAGCCGCTCGACGGGCGGGGGCCCGCGCGGCTGCGCTACTCCTGGCTCTGCTGGGGCTCGCTCGGCGGCGAGCTGGGTGTGCCGCTCGGCGGCGGCGGCGGAGTCTGCTGTGAACTCGTCCCTGAGGGCCTGCGCCTCACTGGCGAGCCGATCAGCAAGCCCCCGGAGCCGTAGAACTTGTCCAGGTCTTCCTGCGTTGCCGGTACTAGATTCGATGGCACTGTCGTAACCCTCCGTTCCGGTTGACCAGTCGTTCTCGACGAGATCCCCGTCGCTCACATGGTACCCGCCCTTGTGGCCGGGCAGCACCTCGCCGATCGCCGCGTCGACCTGGCCCTGGAAGCTTTCGGAGTACCCCTTGCCGGGAGCGAAGTTCGGGATGTCGTCGCGCCACGGGGCCTTGCGCAGGTAAACGCCCTGCTTCCCGGCGTGGACGACGAACACGCGCTCGCCCTCGCCGACGGGGTTGAGCAGGTCGTAGAGCCGGACGGCCTCCTCGTCGGTGGCCGCGCGTCCGAGGTCGACGAACACCGTCTCGGCGTGCCCGCGCGTGGTATGCACGAACGGCCGGGCCCAGGCGACGGCGTCCTGCAGTGTCGCCCGTCCGATCGCCGCCGAGACGTAGGTGAACATGGCGCGGTCGGTCGGTGAGACGGTGTACTTGATGCCCTTGGCCTGGGCGGCGACGGTGCGCACAACGGCACCGGACGCGGCTGCGCGCTCGTACATGCCGGGCCCCAGCTCGGAGCCGAGGTGGAGAACCCCGGCGTCGGTGAGGAAGTTGTCGACGAGGTGAGTGTTGGCGACGAGGAACGCCTGCCGCGTCTCGGGATCCCAGCTCTTGTACAGGTCGCCGAACGCGCCCGCGAACGTCTCGCCCGGCGCGACCTCGTAATTGATCAGACCGTGGTGGCGGCTCATCGCCTGGGCGAAATCGACGTTGGCGCTGACGTCGTCGGAGATGTCCTTGATCGCCGTCCAGATCGCCGCCTGAACCTGCTTCGGCTTCCAGCGCTTCTCCTTGGCGAGCTGCTCTACGACCGACTCGATCACGTCGTAGCGGCCCTCGGTGACACCCTTGCGCAGGTAGCCGAACACTCGGGCCATCCACATGTCGGCGGTGACCGAGCCTAGGGTTTTCTGGCCCTTGTAGATCCGGCCCTCCTTCAGGGCCCGAGCCTGCTCCTCCTTGCTAAGGGTGCGCTCGCGTTTCCAGCGCGGCCTGTCGATGTCCTCCAGGAAATTGCGGTAGAAGTTGTTGGTCTTGCGGCCCTCCCAATCCTTGGTGCCGTTGAGGGCGTTGGTGGCCGCCTCGATCTGCCAGTCCTGGCCGTTCGTGATCTCGTGGTCGGTGAGCCAGGCGTTGTAGGCCTTGATCGCCTCGCCGAGGTTCGGGATGACCGCCTTCTGCGGTGAGTAGATCGCGACGAGCTGGGCGATCTTGGCCGCCGTTTCCTTGTCGCCGTTCGCCATCCGCAGGATCGACTTGGCCGAGTTCTCGTACCAGTACCGGCCCGCCTTGCCCCGGTTCATCAGCTCGGTCAGGAGGGCCATGAGCCGCTCCATGTCCTGCGGCGTCTTGCCGTGCAGGGGGAGCGCGCCCGAGCGGCCCTTGTACGCGTTCACGAGCCGGGTCGCGAGCGTGCGTCGTGCCGGGCTCTCCGGAACCATCCCCTTGGAGGCCTGTGAGCTGTTCCAGACGCGGGAGTACAGCTCGTCCTCGATCGCCTTGTCGAGCTTCGCCTTCGCCTCGACGCGCGGCTTCGACACCTCGTCGAGATGCTCTCTGGCGGCGGCGCGCTCGGGATGGTGCGGATCCTTGTGCTTCTTCTTCGCCGCCTCGTGCGCCTTCTTCGCGGCGTTGACCTCGTCCTTCGTTTCGGCCTTGACCTGCTCGTAGTTGGCCTCCTCGGTTTCCAGCTTGTGGACGAGATCGCCGTGCTCCTTGTTGAACACGAGCCGCCCGGATACCTCGGAGCGTGGGATCTCGCCCTTCGGGTCGAGCCGGTCGGCGTTGATCGCCGGGGCCTTCCTCGTCTGGGTCAGCGCCTCCTCGGGCACGAGGCCGTGCTCGTAGTGCTCCAGCAGATGGACGCTGTGGAGGTTGAACCCGTCGGCGGCGGTGTAGTACTCGCCGGGATCCTGGCCCGGATGCTCCTTCGCCCACTGCCGCGCGGCCGTGTCGAAGATGCCCATCAGCGCCTGGTGCTGCTCTGGCGTCACGTTCGGGAGCTGCTGGATGTGGTCGCTCAGCTCGGTGCGGCGCGGGGACTCGACCGCGGGCTGCTCGATCGTGAGGTCGTCGAGCTGCGCCTTGAGCGCGTTCCGCTCGCGCACAAGGTGGTTGATGTCGTCGCGCGCCGCACCGATCCGGCGTCCGCGTGTCTCCGCGTCGAGCGTGTCATCGGCCTCGGTGTCGCGGAGGTACTGGCGGATCTGGCGGAGATGATCCTCGGCGGCGAGGATCGAGTAGTTGAGACGGCCCTGCTCGTGGTGGACGTCGGCGATGCGGGTGAGCCAGCGGTCGCGCCCGGCCTTCTCGACCTGGGCCCGGAACTTCTTCACCTCGTTCATGAGCTGGCGCTCGCGCGGGGTCAGCCGCCGGTCGCGCATCACCGGCCGCCCGGCGAGCATCCGCTCGGTGTCGGCGAGCATGCCGCGGAGCCAGACCTCCTCGGGCACGTTCGCGGGCTTCTGCAGGGTGTGGAACAGCCGCTCGCCGCGTGAGGGATCCTCGCCGACGAAGTCCTTGACCTGGTGCCACAGCACCGCGCCCTGAGCGGCCATGCGGCGAACGTTGCGCTTCATCTGGTTCTTCTCCGCCCGCAGCCCGCGCCGGGTCGGTGTCGTCCACACGCTCGCGGCGCGCTTGTCGCCGACGGCCCGTTCCAGGCCGCGGGTAGCGACGTCGTAGCCGCGCACGAACCCGCGGGTCAGCGGGTGCTTCGGCTCGTCGAGGACTTGCGGGCGCGGCGTGACGTGCTCGCCGCGGATCGTGACCGTGCGCGGCGTGTGTGTAGCCTCGACGTGCGGGAACTCGCCGAGCCGGGTCGGGTCGCGCGAGAGCGCCCGAGCCTCCCGCCACGTCGCCCCGGCCGCCATGAAGCGGGCCTCGCTGACCAGCCTGGCCCCGGGCGCGACGACGGTGAGCGCGTCGACGAGGTGGATCAGCGGCTCGTTGTAGCCGTTCATGACGGCCTGCTTGAAGCTGACGTCGGGCCCGTACTTGCTGGTGATGTCGTCCATGACCTGCTTGATCACCTGGTTGACGAACGCCGCCCGCTGGTTGTCCTTCAGATTCGGGTTCAGGAGCAGGTTCGGGAGCGACACGCCCAGGCCGACCGCGAGCGCGCCCTGGCCGCGGATCATGTCGACCATCTCGTTCGCCGCCCTGATCGGGTGGGCCACGATCCCCGCCGTCGCGAGCGGCACGCCAGCTCCGACCTTCGCGAGCCCCTCGCCGACGGTCAGCGCCTGCTGCCCCGTAGGCAGCGGGATCACGCTGGCCTGCAGCCGCGTCTGCGTCTCGTCCGGCGCGGGGCCGCCCCAGCGGCCTCCGCTGCGCGCGCGGATGGCGTCGAGGGCCTTCTTGGTTTCGATCGCGCCGCCCATCACGAACTTCGCCCCGAGCCCCGCCAGGGCCCCACCGGCCTGCTCGCCCGTCCGGGCAGCCGCCCCGGCCATCCCTCCGAGCGTCCAGTCCCTGTTGACCCTGTCAACCCAGTCGCGGTAGTTCTCGAACGAACGCACCGGATGCTCGACAACCGGGGCGGCCTCCTTGCCGATCCCGGTGATGGCACGCACCTCGGGCGGGACAGCGGCGTGCAGAGCCCTGTCCCACAGGCTCGGCCTCGGCGGCGGCGGGGCCGCAGCAGCGGCCCGACGCTGCGCGTCGGCCGCGAGCATCTGCTTCTTCTTCGCCGGATCCATCGTGGTCGCGAGAACATGGCGGGCAGCCGGGCTGGCGTAGCTCGCGACGGCGACGTCGTAGCGGTCGTTGATCGCCTTCGACGACGGCACCGGGATCATCGGCTGGCCGCGCCGATAAGGCGCAAACGCCGGGCTCGGCGGCGGCCTGTTGCCGGGCACCTTCAGCTCGGCGGGGAACAGGCGGCTCTCGGCGTCCTGGATCGTCGCCCACTTCTGGATCTGGCTCGGGCCACGCTGACGCCCGCCCCCCTTCGGGGGCGCGGGAACGTCGGCGGCCTTCGAGGCGGCCCGGGCCCGTCGGGCAACGGGCTCTGCCCTCTTGAGCGTGGCCTTGACTCCGGAGCTGACGTCGGCAGCCGGAGCGAACGCGGCGAAGAGGCCTTTGCGCGGTCTAGGCACCGACGGCCTTCCAGATGTTGAAGCCGGGCCCGTACTTCCGCTGCTCCGGCGGCCTCGGGGTCTGGCTCACCACCTGGTCGGCGATCTCGCCGAGGATCCTCTCGACGGTCTTGCCCTGGTTCGGGTAGGCGGTGAGCAGGTCACCGGCAAGCGGCCTCAGGAACTTGACGATCTGCCCGCGCGTCCACGCCTTGCCTGTCTTCGGGTCGACGCCCTGCAGCTTCGTCGGCGTCAACGGGTTGCCGATGTTCAGGGCCTTCGCGATCGACGAGGTCATCGTCTTGCGCAGGTTCTGCAGCTCGTACAGCTTCGGCGTCTTCGTCTTCGCCGTGCTCGCCGTCTTGCCCTTGACCGCGACCGGGAAACCGTTCTTGCCGATCACCGTCCCGGCGGGGAGCTTCGCGAAGCTCTTCGTGTTCGGGTTCCACCACAGCCCCGCGGCCTGCGCCCTGCGGTAGATGGCGTTCCGGTCGGACTGCGTCTGCACTTTCGCCAGATCGACCTGGAGCTGGGCCGCGTCCTTCCACTGCTTCTCGCTGAGCTGGCTGTTCTGGTACGCCTTCTTCCAGGCCAGCTCCTTGCCGCTGAGCCCGACCTTGCTGTCGAGGTAGGCGTTGTAGGCGTCGGCGCTCTTGCCCTTGATGTCCATCCCCTGCTGCTGGATGTCGAGCGTCTGCTGGTTCTGGGCCAGCTTGACCTTGTTCGCCTCCCAGTCGGCTGCCCCGCCGGTCAGCTTGGCGACGTTCGCAAGCGCCGTCTCCCGGTCGGTGCGCAGGCCCTCCAGGGCCTTCTCGACCAGGGCGGGCTTCTGCGCGATCTCCTTCGCGCGGTCGGCCGCAAGCTGCGCCTGCAGGTCGCCGACCTTCGCGCGGTACTGCTGCGCGATCCCGCCGATCCCGAGCACGTCGGCCATCCCCTGGCTGACGAGCCCGCGCTCGGCGTTCAGGCCCTGCTGGGCGAGGTCGGCGGCGGGCAGCGTGACGCCGGTCATCTGCTGCGTCGTGCGCATCGCCGCCGGGTCGTAGCCCTGCACGGTCTGGCCGGGGATCCCGCCGGTCATCTGGTCGACGGCAGCCTGAGCGGCCTGGGTCTGGTTCTGCCAATCCTGGGCGACCGCGCCCGTAAGCCCGGTGCCGAGCGTGCCGAGGAACTGGGCCGCGTTCTGGTAGCCCTCGGCGAGGTCGCCGCCCTGGGCGCGGTTCAGCCGCGCGAGCGCCTCGGCGAAGTTCCCGGCCCTGGTCGCCTGGTTGGACATCTGCCGCTGCTGCACCAGGCTGTTCTGGTTGAGCGCGGCGAGCACCGGGGCCAGCTCGGCAGCAACCGACTTGCGCGCGGTGCCGAGCAGGCTTCCGGGCGTCGGGATCCCGGCCTGGTACTTGGCGAGGATCGCCGCGTACGGGTTGTCGGCCGACCACTGGCTCGCCGGGGCCGCGCCACCGCCGCCACCGCCAGCGGCGGTCGCGGTCGGCCAAGGGCTGCCGCCGCCGCCCGCCGTGAAGTCGGGGGTCGGGCTGATCCAGCCCCGCTGCGCGGCGTTGAGCCCGCGCAGGCCCGCCTCGATGCTCGGAGTCATCGGCGACAGGTAGCCAGCGTTCATCTGCCCGGCGGCGCGAGCTGCTGCGGCCGGGCCTGTCGGCCTCACGAGTCTGATCGGCATCTCAGTACCGCCTCACCTTGCCGGTCTTGCCGACCGGGTAGGCCCAGCCGCCGCCGCCGTAGCCGACCGGGACGGTGACCGCGGGCTTCTTGCCGGTGCCCTGCTGGATCGTCGGCACGATCGACGAGAGCGCCTGCCCGGCGGGCGAGCCGTACGTCGGCGTCCCGGCGAGCGCCATCGGCTGCCCCTGCAGGGCGCTGGTGAGCGCGTCGGCGAAGCTCGACCAGTCGTTCGGCTGGTTCGTCGGGCCCTGCTGCTGCGACAGCCGGTTCGCGACCGCGTTCTTGGTGTTCTCCCACTGCAAGGCCGCGTTGTTCAACGCCTGCCCGTAGTTGCCCGCGCCCGTGTTGAGCGCGTCGAGCAGGTTCGCGAGCGCCTGGTTCGACTGGACGTCGTAGCTGCGCTGCAGCGCGTTTGTCTGCTGGGCCGCCGCGCCCGAACGTTCCCTCCCTGCTGCGGCAAGCTGGTAGGGGAGCGCGGCCTGGGCGTCGGCGAGCTGCCGGTCGAGCGTGGCCCTGGTCGAGAACTGGTTCCCGGCGGCGGTGTCGAGCGTCGACTGGTTGATGTCGCCCGAGTACTGGGCGAGATTGCCGAGCCGGTCTGAGCCGAGACTGGCGAACGGGTTGTAGCCCGAAGCGATGATCAGGTTGCGGAACGTGTTCGCGCGATCCTGGGCGGCGGTGTCCTGGGCGAGCGACCTGGTGCGCTCCCCCTCCTGCCACTGCCAGTCGGCCTGCAGCTCGTCCTGGGCCGGGGTGTGCGAAAGGGCCGCGGTGTCGGTGGGGCCGCCGAACTGTCCCACCAGGTTCTTGACCAGGGAGGAGTAGTCGGTGTTCACGCCCGGAAGCCCGGTCGGCATCGGCGCGGCAGCCGAGGTCGGCGAGGCCGGGACGCCGCCGCCGCCGACGGTCGGCGGGCGCGGAGGGGTGATCTTGATCGCGGGGGTCGGCGAGATGAAGCCCAGGTGGGCGGCGACCGCCGCGCGCGTGGCCGCACTCGTCGAGCCGAGCTGTCTGTAGCCGGGCACAGCCGAAAGCGCCATGCGTCCTCCTCAGTTGATGATCACGAAGTTGATCGTCACGAACGCCGGGCCGCCCACCGGGTAGGGCTGGCCGTCGGTCGGATGGTGATCGTGTGAACCCTGCTCGTCCCCGCCCTCGTTGAGGAGGACGTTGACGTCACTCCCTGCGGCCACGCCCTGGCTGGAGAAGCCCTTCATCTGGTGGGCGTGTCTGGCGCGGCGCTGCGTCGCTGCGAGCCCGTCGCTGTCGCCGAGCGTATCGTGATCGACGTGCGGGCCCTTGCCGACCGGGACACGGCCGCGCATGTCGGGCACGTTGAAGGTCGAGCCGCTGCCGCCGTAGCGGTACTGGATCACGTTGAACAAGCGCTGCTGGGAGGCAGTCGGGTAGCTCGCGCCGTCGCACAGGAGCGCACCGGTCGGAGAGGCGTCCGCCCCCCAGGGAAGGATGATCCCGGCGGGGAAGATCCCCAGCGAGCCGGTGCCCGCACCGGAGATCCCGAGCAGCGTCGAAAGACCGAGGATCGCCGAGATCGGCAGTGTGAGATCGGAACCCTCCAGGTAGCTGACGAGCCAGGTCTTGAACTGCTGCGGAAGCGAGAACGGGTCGCTGAGCAGCCGCTGCAGGAGCTGGTACTCCTGGTCGGTGAGCGGCCGGTCGTCGGTCGGGCCGGTCGCGCCCTCGCCGACGAAGGCGCTCACACCCTGCTCCGCTCCGCGGCCTGGGCCTCGACGGCGAGGTCGAAGATCCGGTTGACGCTCGACGGGTTCGCCTGGCGGACACGAAACGCTACTCCGTAGGGGAACTGGCCGACCGGCAGCCGGTAGCGCGAGTAGGCCGTCGTGTACGGGAGCTGCCCGAGGATGGTGTAGCTCTGCACCTGGGGCGAGCGGATGTAGCCGACTTCGAGCACGGGCCCGAGCTGGGCGAGCAGCTCGGGCGGTGCCTCGGGCGGGATCTCGCCCTCGTCGAGCTTCACCCCGAGGCCGCCGGAAGAACGGATGTCGTAGGAGACGTAGACAAAACGGACACGCTTGCGGCCCTCCTGGCCCATGCGGTACCAGGGCGTCTCGAACTCGGGCAGGACGGGGGTGCCGTCGTCGTCGTTGTTCTGGCCGGAAGGGACGGGGAAGAACATCGGCCCCACCCGGATCGCCCGGTTCACGGTTGCCAGGCCGCCCCACACGCGCTCCATCCCGATGCTGCCGCCGGAGGCGATGTAGCACTGGACGGGCAGGTTCGAGAACCTGAACCACTGCCGCTTGTTCAGATCGACGATCAGCGTGACCGGGCCGGAAGAGTTGCCGAGAGTGATGATGTAGTAGTCCAGGAACGTGCAGGCGGCGAGGTAGTTGCGCGTCGACCAGATGTTGCGCCAGTAGGAGAGGATCCCGCCCTGGCTCGCGAGGTTGCGGACGACCGCGCCATCGGTGAGATGGACGCCGTGCTCGTCGGCGAAGACGATGTTCTCGTTCCAGTACGCAATCGCCTTCGGGTCGGGGCAGCCGGTGCGCGAGAACAGCGGCTCAGGAGTGAGATCGGAGTTCGCGGTCGTCGAGTTCGGCGGCGTCGAGCCGCGGACGCGCTCGGTCGAGCCCGCGTGGAAGACGATCAGCACCGAGCGCAGCGCCGCGAGCGCGGTGATCGTGGTCGACATCCGCTGCACCGACAGCGCGTCCCAGCCGTTCGTGTTCGCAAGATCGTTCGTCGGATGGGAGAAGAACAGCGTGTCCTCCTGGCCGGGCGCGTTCCCGCCGACGAAGTAGTGGTTCCAGACGGTGCCGACCGTCACCTTCGGCGCGTTCGACCCGGCCGCGACGATCGAGCTGCTGCGGACGAGCGTCGGCACGTTCGCGCCGGTCTTGTCGAGCCAGATGACGTCGCTGAAGCGCTGCACCGGGTTGTGCAGCGCGCGCGGGACGGTACCGCGCGTCGTCGACGTGTACGGCGGGTTCTGGTTGATCGAGTAGAGGTTGCCGTCGGAGCACTGCACGAGGAGCTGCTCGCCGCTCGGGTAGTTCGCGAGGATGCCCGTCTCGATCGGGGCGTTGAGGAAGTCGGAGCCGTACCGCCAGCCGCCGCGCCCGGTGAGCTGCGCGTCGATGAAGGTGGGCACGTAGTCGACGACGTCCCACAGGTAGCCCTTCGGCATCTCGTCGCGGGCGAAGTCGCGTGCGAACGCGCGCGCCCCCTGGAGCAGCGAGGTGGGCGAACCCATCAGCCGACCCAGAGCGTCCGGTCGTCGGGGAGCGAGAGGCGGACGCGTGCACGGGGGGCACGGGGCGCGCGACGGTTGACAGCGGTGCGGATCTGGGAGATGCGGCCTCCGCGGCCGTCCTGGCCCTCATACAGGATCCGGTAGCGCTCGCCCTGCTGGCCGCTCTGGTCGTCGGTATAGTCGCTCGCCTTCCACATCGCGTACAGCACGATCGCGTCGTGGTACTCGAACGGGATCCCGCCGAACTGCTCCAGCTCCGGGGAGTCGGTGTCGGCCGTCATCTGCTGCGGTTTGAGCACGGCCCAGACCTGAACCTGCCCGCTCGTGGTCGGCATCGGCTGCACGCGCAGGACGTCGGCGCGGATGAGCGTGAACGAGGGCGAGTAGGAAGTCTGGTCGCGCCGGGCCCGCGGCGTGCCGTCGGCGACCTCGACCAGCGCGAGGATCGTGTGATCGAGCCGGTAGGTGTCCTCGTTCGCCTGCGTGTTGAGCTGGACGCAGCGGGCCACGCACTTGGTGCGGGCGAGCATGTCGATCGTGCCCTGGTAGAGCAGGCCCTCGACGAGCTGCGTCTCGTCGTAGGCGGTGATGTCCTGGAGCCCGAGCCACTGGACGACCTGGTCGCGCATCTCCTTGTGGGTCACGACTGCGGCCACTCCTTTCGCTCGGTGGGCTCCTCGGCCTCTGGCGGCTTCGGAACCCTCGGCCGGTACTGCGCGATCACCGCGAGCGTGATCAGCGCGAGCAGCAGCGCATAGGAAATAACGCAGACAGCAATCAGGGTGTTTGTAGACATGTGGCGATCTGCTGGTGTCCTCCGGGCGTGTTGAAGACGACGGCCCCGAACTCGTAGCCGGGCGGGCAGCTCTCCGCCCCCGGCTCACCGGCAGGGCCCGGAGGCCCCGCGGGCCCCGTCGGCCCCTGCTCGCCGTTGGTGAGCGTCACGGTGACGGTGCGCGACGGGGCCTGCGAGCCGGTGCCGAACGCGGTCGCGGCGAGAAAACCGGTACCGAGCGCGAGCGCGCCAGCCGCGACGAGGAGAAGAATCGGCTTACTCGCGATCCACGCTCTCATGCAGACCCTCCTTGAACGCCTCCAGCCGCTTGCGGCACTCCTCGTCGGCGCGCTTACGCGCAGCGCGCACGTAGAAGCTGGCGGTGATCACCGAGGCGACCCCGCTCAGGAATGCTCCGACAGCGGCGGGATCCATCAGTCACGCTGAGCCGCCCACTTCTGGTCGGGCCACCAGCGATCGGGAATCGTCTGCGGAACGTCGGGCCGCTCGCCCTTCTTCCCGCCCGCGTACCAATCGATCCAGTCGCGCTCCCCCTGGCTCATCCCGTACCGCGTCAGCAGCTTGAGCTGCTCCTCGTTCGCGTCCCACGCCCACTGCGGGATCTGCTCCGGAGCGTCCGCTGGCCGCTTACTGGGATCACGGCCGGTAGTCAAGTACCAGTTGCTCCAGTCCCAGTACCAGTCGGGGTAGCCCATCTCGTCCTCCTCTCCGCCGCCGCGAGCCATGTCGAGAACGTCGTCGATCGGGAAGCTGCCGCCGCAGTCCCAATGCCCGCCGCCCCAGCTTCCGAGATCGGCGTGCTGGCACACGCCTCGACCGGTGCCCTGCGCCTGCCCGGAGGTCAGCTTCGTGATCGGGATCCCGAAGTACGCGGCCTCCTCCGCGACCCACTGCGCGCAGTTTTGGAGCATGTTCGGGTGGCGGCTCCACTCCGCTGCGTCCCACTTCGCGAACGCGCACAGCTCCGTCTGCACCGCGACCGGATTCGCGCCCGCTGCTGTCCAGGCCTTGTAGTCCCGTCTCACGTACTCGCCGACCACGCCGGGGGTGTCGTCGATCCCGGTGTGCGAGCTGACACCGGAGCTGCTGCTGGCGAAGAAGTTGCCCAACTCCTGGTAGGTTCTCGCGCCCTCGGCGGTGTGGATCACGATCAAGCGCACGTCCGCACCGCCACGACTGGAGTAGTTCGGGCTCGGGATCGTCTTACGCGTCAGCGCCATACGCCTCTTCCCGTTTCCTGTGACGCCACTCGCCCCAGCCCTCCCACTCCTCGACCTTCTCCTGGAGGAACCGCGCCCACGGCTCGGCCGGTTCCTCCTCGGGATCCTCCCGCGGCTCGGGCCAGAGCCCGACCGTGTCCGTGTTCATGTCGAAGCGCTGGCCTTGCTCGTGGTCTTCGGCGTCTCAGCCGTCGACGAGGCCTCAGCCGCCGCCTTCTCGGCTGCCGCGTCCTCCTCCTTCGCGGCCTTGTCCTCGTGCTCGGCGACCGCGGCGACCTCGTCCTCGTACGCCTCCTGCCGCTTGTCCTTCCACTCCTGCAAGGACGAGGCAAGAGTGCCGATGCCGTCATCGGCGGCTGACGGGTCGGAACCGGTGTAGCCCGCCTGCGGGTGACCGGGCGGGAGCGTGCGCTTCTTCTCTTCTGCCTTCGGGGCCATGCTGCTCTCCTCTCTCTACTTGACTTTCTTCAGACGGGGGTTGCGCTTCTTCGCCTTCGCGCTCGCGCTCCGCGTCGACGCGGCGAGGATCGCACCCGCGCGCTTCTGGCTGATCCCCTGCTTGGCGGCGATCTTCGACTGCACCGCTTTGAAGCCCGGATGCTTCTTCGCCATCACGATCTCCTAGGTCTTGACGATGTAGTTGACCACGAGGAATGCAGGCTGGTCGTTCGCGCCCCCGGCCGCACCGATCGCGCCCCCGATGCCGGGGAGGCTGGGCGGGTTGCCGACACTGATCCCCGTCGCCCCACCGGGGATCGTGTGGGTGTGATTCGAGAGCCCGCCGCCGACACCCTCGATCATCACGTTCTGATCCGACGAGGACGTGCTCACTGCACGCGCGTTGAAGCTGGTCGCCCCCGACGCGCCGCCGTGGTTGTGGGTCGGGTCGCTGACGTTGTGGGTGTGGTTAGGCAAGGTGAGCGAGTTCGTGTGCGGGTGGGCCGGACGGCGGCTCGCGACCGCCACTCCCTCGCTCTTACCCAGGGCGTTCACGTCCGCGTGCGTCCCCCTGCCGACCGGCATCCGGCCCTGGAGGTCGGGGAGGTTGAACGTGGTCGAGCCGTCACCGGAGCCGTAGACAGTGCCGATGACGGCGTAGAGGGCGGCATAGGTGGTGCGACTGACCGCCGTCCCGTCGCACAGGAGCCAGCCGGTCGGAGCCGAGGAGCCGACGTACATCGTCATCGCCCCGGCCGGGACGCCGGAGACGACGGGCAGGTTGGTCGCCGGGACGACGCCCGTGCCGTCCAGCGGCGCGTAGCCGTTGGCCGCGCCCTTCTCGTCGCGCGTCTGCAGCTTGGTCATGTTCGCCGCATTGAGCGGCGTGACGCCGTCAGTCCAAACTGGATCGGCCATCAGGAGCCCCCCACCGGCTGGAGATCGATCTCGGTCACACCAGCTCCTTCAAGGTCGACGTCGGGGGCCTGGCCGAGCACGAAGTCGTAAGCGATCCCGCCGACGACGTGACCGTCGCCGCAGGTCGGCCCGCCGCAGATCGAGGTCTGCCCGCCGAGGCAGTCGAGGATGGCGAGGTCGTCGGGAACCGGGACGAGCCCGGAGAGGTCGAAGTCGGTGTCGAGGCTCGCGTCGAGGTAGCTGATCGCCTGCTGGCCGGTTGCCCGAGTTCCCAGGAGGAACGTCGCCAGAATGGCGCTGTCGGACGAGTCCGTCAGGCACGAACTCCCGGAGAGGGTGAGATCGGTGCTGGGGCTCGCCGCGAGGTCAAGGTCGCTGTCGGGGCTCGGGCCGAGGTCAAGGTCGCTGCTGCCGAGCGGGAAGTCGTAGCCGATACCGCCGACGACGTGGCCGTCACCGCAGACCGGCTCGCCGCAGATCGCCTCCTCCTGCCCCTTTAGGCAGTGGAGCGGATCAAGGTCTTCATCGAGGGCCGGGAGCGGGTGGAGCCAGGTGACGACGACGCTCGCCGTCGGCCTCCCGAATGCCTGCGCGGAGCCGAGTCCCGCGACCGGGACGATGAGCCCCGGCCTGCTGACGGTGACGGTGCCGAAGCCCTGCGCGGAGCCGAGTCCCGCGACCGGGACGCGGATGATCGGGATCGGCGCGGTCGAGCCGAACTGCTGCGCGGAAGCAACGCCGCTGACGGTGACCCTGACCGCCGTCTTGAACGTGAGCGTCCCGAACGCCTGCGCGGACGGGATGCCCGCGAGAAGGAGCTTGCCCGCAACCTGGATCGAGATCGCGCCGAAGGCCTGCGCGCTCTGGACGCCGCCGACGGTGAGCGAGCGGGTCGCCTTGATCGTGATCGCGCCGAAGCTCTGCGCGCTCCCGAGCCCGGTGACGGCGAGGACGTAGACCGTCTTCGCAGTGATCGTCCCGAAGCTCTGCGCGCTGCCGACGCCGTTGACGCTGCGGGCGACGACGGTCTTGAACGTGAGCGCGCCAAAGGCCTGCGCGGAGGAGACGCCTCCCGGCCCGACGCGCGTGACCGCCTGGACGGTGATGGTGCCGAACGCCTGCGCACTGCCGAGGCCGGTGACGGTGCGGACAAAGACCTGCTTGGTGGTGACCGTCCCGAAGCTCTGAGCGCTTGAGACGCCGCCGACCGTGCGCGTGACCGGGGTCTTGAACGTCAGCGTCCCGAAAAGCTGGGCCGAGCCGACACCGCTGATCGTGAACCGCAGGGCGGTCTTGACCGCGCCGAAGCTCTGCGCGCTCGGGACGCCCGTGACCGAGCAGACGAAGACGCTCTTGGCGGTGACCGCGCCGAAGGCCTGGGCGGAGGCAACCGCGCCGACGACGATGATGTTCCTCGGCGTGACCGCGCCGAAGGCCTGCGCCGACTGGATGCCGCCGGGGCCGATCCGCGAGGTGATGATCGCGTTCGGCTGCCCGAACTGCTGCCCGCCGCTACCGCCACAGATGTGGCCGTCGCCGGAGACGACCTGCCCGGTGACCGACGGCGCTGAACCCGGCGGCGGAACGCCGGGAACGTCGATCCCGAGTTGCCCGACGAGCCTTGCGTTGAGGAGGAACGTCCCGACCTGAGAGACGACGGTCGCCACCGTCTACCTCCTTAGGTCACGTAGCGCGGCCAGAAGCGAATGTAACGGTTAGCGAAGGAACAACTCGCCCCGTTCGAGATGTTGTAGCGAGTGTGGAGCCCGTCTCCTGCGCCGATAACGAACGAACGCAGGCTGCGACTCATCGAGATGTAGTACCCACCAGCGGGCAGAGGGTACGGAGAGGCATAGACACTCCCCAGATACGAAGCATCGGAGATTTTGACGAGAACCATCTGAGCGTTCGCCACACTGCTCTGGGCGGTCGGGCTTATCACGCAGCCGAAGTCGCAGTAGTAGTCCCCGCCCCGAGGCACATAGCAGTACGGGCCACCAAGATCGGTCAGAGTCCCGGTGGCGATGGTTTGTGAGCCATCAATATCCGCTTCGACGGGTGGCCCGCCGACGAACATCCACACCGCGAGCGACGTGCTCCACACGAACTGCCACCACGTAATCACTGCTCCAGACTGGTTCAGGTTCGGCGTGAACGACATGATCCAGATGTCGCCGTCCGCCGGGCTTGCAGGCGGGCTGGTGCTAGCCGACCGCGTGACCTTCGGCACACCCACGTCGGCGGGCGTGATCGCTGACCACACCGCCGCGCCGCTGACGCCCTTCAACCACTGGCCGTTGACGACGGTCGGGATCGTTGGGCGCGCATCGACGGCGACGATGCCGTCCTCGATGTGATCCATGTGCGCCTTATCGACGGGCGTGACGTTGTCCGTCCACGTCTGCTTGACGTACGTCATGGCGTCAGAGCTTGGCCATGAACGGGTTGGAGTTCTGCCACTGGATCGTGATGTCTCCACCGTTCGGCGTCACCGTGAACCCGTCGATGTAGAAAAGCAGGTTCGACGTGGCCGGGGTGCCGGTGTCCTTGAACACGGCGAGACAGTCGATCGCCGCACCGGAGGGGACAGCAGTGAAGGTGGCGTCGGCCGCGTCGAGACAGCCGGGGTCGGTGCCCGCGCCGTTCGCGGTCTTCGTGCCGAGGGTCACGTCGGTGACGAGAGCGGCGGGGAGCGAGGAGGCGAACTGGTGGGACTGCGAGATCGTGTACGCGCTCGTCCGCATCAGTCTGCACTTGACCGTCGTGCCCGCCGCGGTGATGTCACCGAGGGTGGCCTTCCAGAACTCTTGCAGTGCGAGGTTGTAGTGCTGGCTTGCCATCAGAGTTCAACCCCCTGGTCGAGAGCGATCAGGGTCGCGTGCTCCTCCTCGGTGAACGTCCGGGACATCTCCCCGAGCGCGTAGCCCTTGAGGATGAACTGGTCGGCCAGCTCCATGTCGAGGTCGTACTGCTCCCCGGCCACGTACTCGCCGACCGAGTTGACCATCGTCACGGTGGTCATCAGACCCGCCCGGGCTCCACGCTAACCCAGTCGCTGACGTTCGCCCACCACTGATAGAAGTCGAGCGGGTTGTCCGAGTAGTAGTCGGGCTTGGTGGCGTTGAACAGGATCGGGTCGTCGGCCTCGGCCTTGATCGTGTGGCCCTCCTGGTAAGGCAGATATGCAGCGTCGTAAGCCGAGGACATCCCGAGCGGCGTGTCCGGGAACGTGTACGGCTTGCCCTCGGGGGACTCAGGCGGGATGTCGCCCATTGCTCTCCTCCTCCTTGCGTCGGCGTTCCTCCAGTGAGGCCAGCTCGTCGCTCCAGTCGGTCGGGCTCAGGTCGAGCACGGCCGGGGTGTACTCGCGCTCGAAGTACTCGGCCTGCCGCTCCCGGATCGGGGCCCGGCACACCGGGCACGAGAGCGGCCACGGCACCTCGAACACCTCCAGGCAGCGGGCGCAGGCGTAGCCGGTGCGGATCCGCTCGGTCGACTCGCGGTCGAAGGTGACCTTGACACCGCGCCGGAGCGCGAGCTTGCCGTTCACCTCTTCGAGGGTGACCTCGTTGGCGGGCTCGACGTCGAGCACCACCAGCGGCCTGCGCCAGTCAGCCAAGGACTTCCTCCGGCTCGGGCTGCAGCTCGGCCAGCGCCGCCGGGTCGGCAAGCAGCTCCTCCAGGGCGAGGATGACGTCGTCGCGCTGCTGGTGGGTGCGCTCGTAGGCGAGCACGTCCGCGAGGTCGTAGCCCTCGTCGATCAGCTTGCGCACCAGCGCCTTGGTGCCGCCCTGGTACAGGTCGTAGTTCGGCCACGGCGCGGGCACCGTCGGCTCGGCGACGAGCAGCACGTCGAGCGAGGTGCGGCAGTAGTCGAGCAGGGTCTGCTCGACCAGGTCGCGCTCCTCGTCCGACCAGCCTTCGAGCCCGGCCGTGTGCTCGCTGTCGAAGCGGCCGATGCGGAAGTCGGGCGCGACCGTGGTCGCCTCGTCTTCGAGCTGGCCCAGGCCGTTGAACGACCAGGTGGTGACCGCCAGCTCGCGCTCGTCGGGGAGCAGGCCGACCGGCTCGAAGACCGCGTACAGCCCGCGCTGAGTGGTGCGCGAGAGCCCGGACGCGTAGGCCTCCTCGATGTGCGCCCTGACCTGCAGGCCGAAGCGGCCGTACTTGGATACGAATCGCATGTCCCTCCTTGAGGTGTTCGGGGGCGGTGAGCACCGTCCAAGCGCGACCCCGCCCCCGAATGTGTTCCTACGTCGAGCTGTAGATCATCCCGTGGCAGCGCTCGTGCGCGATCTCGTACGTCGCCTCGGTGAGGTACTCGGCGTTGTAGGAGTCCTTGCCTCCCGGCTGCCGCTCGGTCAGGAGCTTCGTGTCCCGGTCGCGCAGCGGCCTGCGCTCGATGTAGTCCATGTCGAGCAGGAAGCCGTACGAGCCGTACCCGCCGACGGCGGGGAACCCGGCCCACTCCCGCTTCACCACGACGGGCACCCGGTAGCCGTACGCGCCGTTGATGAACGCGTCGACCTTGACGCCGTGAGTGCTGGCGTCCGCGGGCTCCCAGTACTGGCCCATGCCGTTGCGGTTCCACTTCGACATCGCGGCGGCGACCTTCGGGGCGCAGAAGAACACCTTGCCGTCGCCGTTGCCGTGGGCCATCACGTCCTGGGCGAACAGGTCGAAGAAGTCCGGGGTGAGCCCCGTCGACCCGGCCAGCCAGTCGCGCTTGATCGTGGAGATGTACTCGATCACGCCACCGGCCGAGCCCTGCGGCTCGTTCTCCGGCGGAGCCGAGGTGAGGAACGAGCGCGCCCCGAAGAACCCGATCGTCTCCCACTTCTTCTTGTGCTCCCGCGCCTTGCGCTTCGCCTCCTTCGCGGGCTCGCGACCGCCGTACAGCTCGATCGCGGTGGTGGTGTTCGTGAACCCCCACGGCGTCCGCGTGATCTGCGTGTAGTTGTAGCCCAGCACGCGGGCGAGGTAGCGCGGGGTGGGGAAGTTCGCGCCCTGCGGCTGCGAGTCCGCCGTGACCAGGAACGTGTCACCGGAGTTGACGGCGGCGGCGGGGATCGAGCCGACCCCGTTGTTGACGGTGAGAGCGTCGGTGGCGACGGTGACGATCCGGCTCATCTCGCCCGTGCGCATGTTGCGGATCATGTCGTTGGCCTGGACGATCTTGCCCTGACCGGCGGTCAAGGTGAGCGCGCCCGAACCCGACGTCTGCGCACCGGCAGCGGTGACGGTGCGAGGGAAATCTTCCTCTTCCAGCCAATTCACCTTTTCTCTTGTCGCCACCCTTGACGACAGGCGCGACGACATCGTGGTGAACTGGGTGTCCTCGGGATCGAGGGTGCGGATCCGGTCGTCCATGTCGACGACACGCTCGTCCGGTACCGGCTCCTCAGTCCCGATGTTGCCGGTTTGGATGGTTCCGGCCATGGGCCCTCCTGCAAGGAACGAAGTGACTGGTTTCGGTGTCGCTTCGGCCTGCCGGGGTGTCCCTACTGAGAGGGGCCCGTTGGCTTACTGGGCGAACTCGGCGTCGAACTGTTCGAGCGTGAGGCCCGGCATCAGACGCTGCTGCCGCCGGGGTGTCTCACTCGCCGAAGGCGCTGAGGACGCAGACGATACCACCGCGCCTTCGCGCTCGTCCTCGGCCTGCTGGCGATGCTTGCGCTTCAAGTCGTTCTTGGCGCTGCGCACGCTCGCGCTAGAAGCTCGGGCGATCTCGTAGATGCCGATGATCCCGCGGGCCGCCACGTTCACGTCGCCGGACTTGGCGTCGTGAACGAGCGGGTGTCCGGGCCCGAGCTGGTTCAGCACGCCGATCATCTGCGCCTCGTAGGCACGCATGTCGGGAATGTTCTCCGCGAGCACGTCGAGCAGGACTCCGGTGTCGACCGGCTGCGGCTCGGGCGTCTGCGCCCGGCGCTCCTCGCCGTCGAGGTACTGCAGCGCGCGCAGGCCGTCGGCGGGCTGCTCGCGCACCCACTCGTTCGCGACGGCGCGCGCCAGGCCGAACTCGCCCTCCTGCGCGGCGCGCTGCACGTACAGGCCGGGGTTGCCGGACGTGACCGCCTCCTCGACCCACTGCTGCTGCTCGGCGGTGAGGAAGCCGACCGTGGGAGCGAACGCCTGCTGCTGCTCGACGAACGCCTCCAGCTCGGCGACGCGCTGGGCGAGCGCCGCCTTCTCCGAGCCCTGGCGGCCGATGACGCGCTGCAGCTCCGTCGCGCCGCGCAGCGCCTCGCCGAGGTCGCCGCCGTACTTCGCGAGGTACGCCCGGATCTCGGGGTTGTCGGTGTCGAACGCCGCCGTGACAGACTCTTCGGGCTGCTCGCCCTCACCCTCATCGTCGTCGCTCTCTTCCTCGTCCTCGTCCTCCTCATCTCCGGAATCGGGAACGCCACCCTCGTCCTCCTCTTCCTGCTCGTCCTCCTGCTCGTGTTCCGGCTCTTCCTCCGGTGAGTCGGGCTCGGGGGCGTCGACGACGGCCTGGGCGTCCTCCTCCTGGATGTCGTCCCAGGCGCTCACGATCTGCGCGGTCACCTCTTCGGGAGTCACTGCACCTCAGCTCCTTGCTGTCGTAGGACTTGGTCGAGCCGGGACTCCGCGCCCTCCGGGACGGCGAGCACGTACTGCATCCCCTTCAGGAAGCCGCGGATGAACGCCTGCCGCTCCAGGCTCATCCCGTCGACGATCAACGCGGACGACGCCTCGCGGCGGAAGCCCTCGCTGCGATCCTCGACCACCGCCCTGAGCACCGGCCAGGCGGTGTGCTTGGTGAGCGCGGTCAGCTCGCCCTGGCGCACGATCAGGTTGCGCCGCTCCTGCTCGCTCAGAACTCGTCTAGGACGGGGCACCGCCGCCACCGCCGTTCGCCGGGCCGCCGTAACGGGCCATCATCTGCTGCATCGCGCCCTCCGGTGACATGGTCTGGGTGTTCGACGGGCTCGACGGCCCGGCGGCAAGGTCGACGTTGGTGGTGCCGCTCGGGTTCTGACCGGGCGGCGGGCCCGGCGGAAGCTGCTGCTGCTGGGCCTGCTGCGGCTGCGCCTGCTGCTGCCCCGCCTGCAGCGCGCCCGTCTGCGACGGCAGGAAGAACCGCTCGTGGTCGAGGATGTCGTACGCCTCCAGCGTCTCCTCCATGAACGCCTTCAGGTTCAACGGGGCCCCCGACTGGGCCATGATCGGCGCGGACTGCACCGCGATCTGCAGCAGCGACTGCTTCTCCGCGCGGCGCTCCTGGCGCATCAGGCTGTCCGAGGTGACGTCGATCGTGAAGTCGAAGTCGCCCTGGATCTCCAACGGCGAGATCGACCGGTACGCCGCCGCGCCCGGAGCGCCGAGCACCTTGATGATCCGGTCGTCGCGGAGGAACTGCTGGTAGAGCAGCACGAAGTTCTTCGCCACCTTCGCGTACGCCCACAGGTAATGCTGCTTGCGGGCCTGGATCAGACGCTGCGCGATCGTAGTGATGATCGACACGCCCGTCGCCGTCTGCTGGTCGATCGTCTGCGAGTCCGCGCCGCCCGAGTACGGCAGGCCGCCCATGATGTTCTGCAGGTCGCCCTTCAGCAGGCTCTCCGCCTGCAGGGTGATGTTCGCGACCGTCGGGTCGATCTTCAGCACGTCGACCTGGCCGGGATCCTCGACGAACCACTGCGCGTTCGGGGCCCACTCGAACGCCTCCGGATCGTCGACGTCGGAGCGGATCAGCGTGATCAGGTTCGCCAGCATCCGCACCACGTCGAGGCGCTGGTTCTGCAACGTCCACAGCATCTCCTGGAGCTGCGCCAGCGCCTCGACGACGCTGAGCCCGGGGATCTGGAACGCGTCCGGCATCGAGCTGCAAACCGTGAACGGCATCCGCCCGTTCCACAGCGGGTTCTTGCGGTCGAGCAGCTCCAGGGTGCGGTCGCCGACCGTGATCACACGCTCCGGCGTCCAGTACTCCAACACCTCGTGCAGATCCTGGGTGCGGTCGATCCCGCGCAGCTTCATCTCCCGCGCGGTGACCGACTTCATCGTCGCCGAGTTCGACGCCAGCTTCAGCTTGTCCAGGTTCTTGTAGATGCCCTTGCGGCGGAGCTGCTCGGTCGTCTCCCAGGTTCGGTGGATCAGATACTCGGCCTTGGCCGCGTTCGGGGCCACGCTCGGCCAGAAGAAGTCGCGCATGTCGAGCACCTCGACGCACGCGTCGTCGACGATCAGCGCCTTCTTCGTCACGTCGACGCGGTGGGACATCAGCGAGTCGACCTGGTTGCCGTACCCGTCCTCGACCACGATCTCCTCCGGGGCCAGACGGGTGACGTCGCGGCGCTCCGAGATCCAGTAGTCCTTGAAGCCGGTGATCCCGGCGATCAAGTCCTGCTGCATGAAGTCGCGCTGCTTCTCCGGGAAATGGTCGCGGTCGAACGCGTAACGCACCAGGTCGGAGATCCCCTCCACCGACGACATGCGCGCGAGCACCTCCGCAAGGGGCTCGTCCGGGCGGGGGCGCGGCTGGATGTTGAAGCGCGGGTTCGGCTCCAGCATCGTCGCCAGCATCCCCTCGCACGTCTGCAGCACGTACGGGGTGGTGACGTTCGAGTGCCAGTCGTCGGGGTCTGAGTCGCCGCCCTGCTGAGCTTCGGCGAGGCCGCGGTAGGCGTTGTAGCGGCGCTCGACCTTCTCCACGAACGAGTCGTGGTAGCGGCGCTCGCAGTCCTCGACGGCCTTCACCACCAGCCGGACGGAATCGTCGAGCTTGGTGCCGTCGTACAGGTCTTGCTCAGCCACCGAGCGCAGCTCCGACCGGCCCGGCGTTCGCGCCCGGCCCGCCCTGCAACGCGCGGGCGAGGCTCTTCAGGTCGCCCGATTGGGCCGACTGCTGGTTCGACGCCTTCAGCTTCAGCACCGTCTGCAGCGCCTGCGCCGCGACGGCACGGTCGGCCTGGTCGGGGTCGAGCTGGATGAACGCGTGCAGCGCCTCCTCGGCCGCGTCGAGCGCTTCCATCGAGTTCGAGAAGCCGCCCTGGCCGCCCTGGTCGCTCGGCGGGCCGCCGCCGAGA